CAAATTTAGAAGAATTCAGTATGTGGTTCAATGATCAAAAGAAACGCATCCGCAAGGAAACTAGTGAACGTGAGACTCGCTTGTGGGGAAGAGTTGCCATGAGGAGACTAACTGTGGTGACTAGAGAATTTGTGCATTCCGGGCGTGCCAACAGGTTGTTGACAGACAAAGAACAATTTGATAGGCTGCTCACAATCTGGGGAAATGAGAAAGGTGGTTACCCTTACGCCAAAGAAAACAAAGCTAGAGCCTCAGAATTGTTAAGAGAATTCGCTCCAGTACTCACCAAGCAAGATTTCAATTTGGCAATAGTGCTTTTAGTCGACCCTCAATGGGATGACGAATGGTTGGAAAGAGTGATCGATGGTGGACCATCAGCAGACCAAGATGACTTAGACCCAACAAATAGCGAGCACAAAAGTCTCATCGAGTTGTTAGGCTCATCTAGAGCCATCATGTTGAAGTTAGGGTATTCAGAAGAAAGTTCTTTAGAGGCGGCCCTACATGCACTAGGTGAGGCTATGCAAGAAAGAGAATCTCGAAATGAACTTGAGTCTGCGCGTATAAAATACTCGAAAGTTATGTTTAATGAGTATAGGAGTATGACTAATCCAGGCCCTTTGGAACATTTCCAATTAATACTCCAACAGGCACATCAATTACTTGCCTCCAATGAGACAACTGGCGTGCTACTGAATGCATTCTTGACTATGGCTTGGCACATAAATGAAGGAGTGAATGAGGCAGTGGTGACAGCTTTAAGCGCTGCCATGACAACTTTAGACGAACTGACTGAACTGATAGGAGAAGATGTTGCTATAAATGTCGCAAGACTATTGGGCAATGCTTTAAAGTTCTTGGGTATGAAACCTAGAGACCATGGGAAAGTAGTTTGGGCGCCTCTATTTCTCGAAGCCAGGCAACCTATCACCTCCTCTGAACGTCTTTTGGCAAGTCTCAGAGGTATGCCTCAAGATATGTCTAGGGGCCCTCATGGGCTCAATGAAACCATCACTTTGTTACAGAGAAATTTTCCTTCTGATAGGCCGATGCCGGAACTACTACAAAGATATATAAGGCCTGTTTATAAGCCAAGGAAAGCATATGGGACAAGCCATGAATTTATGGGTTTGAAGGATCCTCCTAGCCTGATTGTCGATGAGGTACTTGAAGCCCGGGTGCAAAGCTATTTATCTGAGGGTGCCCCTATAGGTTTGGATGGGGTTTATGCTTATGATGATGAAAAGGGCCTAAGTTCATTGGCAAGATATGAGCCGCCACCGATGGCTGTGGACCCGCTTGTTTCTAGCAAAGTGAGAGAAGCCGCTGACGCAATGATAGGCCAAAACCCTGAACTTTACCTGGACATGAAGATGACCACTCCGGAGTCCGTGGCCGCTTATATTGAAAAGAAATACAGTCCGGGAATCCCTTTTATAGGGACTTACAGGTCAAGGAAGGAGTTGTTTAACACTGGCTGGTCTGATGCAATCATTAGAGCCACAAAGGAATGTCTTTCAACGGGTAACTACCCTGAACAATTTTATCACGCTTTTCCTAAGATGCAAGTGGTGGATAAAGCTAAGCTTCTGGCAGGAAAACCGATTCGTACAGTGGTAGCCCAAGATTTACTTACATCATTTATTGATCACACATTGATGCTTGAAAGAGCCAAAAGGCCAGCCCACTCATTTAGTGGCATTGCTATGGGTCAGAAACTTAATGAACCAGGCCTCCTGCCCTTCTTTGAGCAAGTGTTTAAAAGGAAAATGTTTTTCAAAGCTGATGCTGCTGAATATGATTCTACCATGCCTCCCGTGGTTATGGAAGGATTGGCTTACTTGGCGGAAAGAGGATTTGAAGGCCAACTTGGAGGTAGTGAAGCGGCAGCTATGGTTAAGAAACATTATATGCGCATGTATAATTCCAAGATGGTTTTGTTGTCAAATGGTCAATGGATCGAAAAGAACAGAGGAGGAGCAACAGGCCAGTCTTCGACGTCTTGGGATGGTACCCACAGTTTCAGAATGATGGCCATAGCAACTTGGTCACTCATAACTGGTAAGCCATGTAAAGATTTCTTTGCGACTAATTGGTTGGGTAATCAAACAGATGATAATCTATGGGGATCAGACGACGAACTCACACCTGACCAAATTGCTGATGGTTTTAAAATACTGTTTGGGGTGAAGGTGATCATTGAATCCTCTAATGACAAAGAGACTTTGGGATTCCTGGGAAAGAAGTCAATTCCTGCGTCATTGGTAACTGAAGACTATGAAGAGTTGGGGTTGAAAACACCTGAAACTGCAATAGTGGCCGATCTTAGCAATTTGCTGATGCGAAGGTCTGCCTTTACGACACTTTTAGGGGGAAAACCTTTTAATGAACACTTCCGAGGAAGGATAATGAGGACTGTAGGTCATTTGTTATTAACTGGACATCAACGACCAATGTATGATAGATTGGCGTCTGAATGGATGGAAGATGCGAAAACCTTATTAAAATGTGAACTTGGCTCTAAACCATTTGATGTCACTTTAGATTCCAAAGGGTACATTGTGGAAGTCAAAGTTTCTGATTCTTTCAAGCCAGCATCTAGACATCAAAGCAACCTGCTAAATTTCCTCCATAAGTCAGGGAGAGCTCCTACATATAGGGAAGTCTTGGTAGCACATCTAAAACCGGATGATTTAGCTAGACTTGAGTATCGATCCAATAAATTGAAGAAGTTGTCCCAAAAGTTTCAGCCTTGGAGTGGACCCACCAACGGCTTAATGATTTTAGAGAATTCATGAATAAGGCCTGCCCGCCTTGGTTAACACATTTACACTCT